TTGAAGAAGGATTTAAAATTTATATGTGGTAAGTGTAAGTATGAAGAAACTCTAATCTTAGAAGGAATCCAAAGTTTTTTCGTATAACTTTTCGTCATGACAATCTATCTAATCATTATCAAACAAATTTTGCAATGATGCAACATCACAAATATACATTGCAGGATTTAGAAAATATGATGCCTTGGGAAAAAAATCTATATGTAACAATGTTGTTAAGGCATATAGAAGAAGAAAATGATAGAATAAAACAACAAATACAAAACAGAAAAAGGTAGAAAATGGCAAAGTTCACCGATGTATACAAACAAGAATTGAAAAGTAAAGGCGTATTGTCTTCCATAGGAAGTTCAGTTTTAAAGCAAACAAAAGAGAGACTGGATCCTAGAAATATTTTGTTTGGAGGAAAAGGATTCATCGGTGCAACAGGAAGAAAAATTTTCGGTGAAGGATTTAAAGCTGTTCCTCAAAAACGTTTGAGAGAAGATGGTGATAGTTTAAAGGCTGAAGCATTAGGTGCTTTATTAGAATCATCCAAGAGAACTGAGGGTCAATTAGTTATAATTGGTAAAAACACCATGCCACTCAGGGCGATTTCCAGGGATATGAATGTTGTTAGACAAAACATCATAAAACTGGTGAAATTGGGAGGAGGAAATGCAACGAATAAAGCAGATGCTTTTTTTAGATCACAAAAAGAAGAAGAGACCGCTTATGAAAATGCATTAAGAAAACTAGAAACAAAAACGGATAGCGGTAAAAAAGTAAGTAAGGAAGAACAACCAACCGGTCAAATGGGTTTACTAGGATCACTTTTTGGTGGCTTGAAAAGTTTAGGAAGTTCTCTCGCAGGAATTTTAACTGCAACCTTAGGCAAAATACCAGGCTTAATATTTAATGGCATAAAAGATATTTTTACAAATTTGCCTAAATTGGTGGGAAGCGGAATAAAAGGGGCAGCATTAACTTTGCCTATGCTATGGAAAGCACTGAAAATTGCAGGAGCAAGATTATTAACACCTCTTATAACTTCTCCTTTTGGACTAGCAGCTTTAGGTGTTGGTGGAATGGCATGGTTGATAGGTAAAATTTATGAGGACACAAATACTCAAAATAGAATCGAAAAACTAGTTGAAGAAAACAAACTTCCAGATACAGAGTCTTATCCGGATGATCCTCAAAAATTGGAAGAATATCTAACGAAACTAGAAGATGCTGGTCCAAATGAAGAAATGTTAGCCGCAAGATATAGATCACAAATAAGTGGAATACCTCTAGAAGATGTATTAAAAGACATCTCAGAAAGAAGAAAAAAAAGACTAATGGGAATACAACCTATAGATTATTCGTCGCAAGCGACTGATATGTTAGGTACCCCTCTTCCTCAAGATGTTTCTGGATTAGGATTGAGTGATGTAAAAGATGGCACAGAACCTTTTGTCGGACCCCCAAGAGAATACATGAAACAAAATCAAACTTCTTTTGAAAAAGGAAGAACAACACCAACAAGAGTTCCCGATAATTACATCGATCCTGGAAAAAAACAAATTTTAAATGAGATAGGACTAAAAGAATCTAGAGGTGATTACAATGCATTAGTTTATGGAAAAAACACTCCAAAACGAGCATCATTAGTAGGAATGACACTACAAGAAGTTTTGAATTATCAGAATGGAATGGTATCAAGAGGACATGCTTCAACAGCAGTAGGTAAATACCAAATAACAAGAGATACGCTAGAGGAATTCGCTAAAAAAGCTGGCGTATCTATGGAAGAAAAATTCACTCCGTTTATCCAAGACAAAATAGCAGCAAAAATATTAGATGAAGCTGGCTATACAAAGTTTGCTAAAGGAGAAATTTCCAGAGATACATTCACAAACAATGTTGCTAGACGCTGGGCAGCAATGCCTAGCACTACAGGCAAATCTTTCTATGATGGCATCGCAGGCAATAGAAGTTTGATATCACTACAAAATGCTCAACAGTTGTATTCAAGTTCTGCTGCATTATCGAATGCCTCGAATAATTTAAAAGATATGCAAAACAATCTTCAGGCACCAACTGAAAACACCACTTTTATTAACAACAACACTCCAGCACCACCAATTCAACAACAATCTCCAGATAAAATATCAGCATTGAATGTTGATGCACTTCAACTTTTTGCTGGTAACTATGTGTAATTAAAACCCCGCCTAGGCGGGGTTGGTTTTTAGTTTGCTTCTGCTAGAGATTTAAAATAATCTAGATCATCATCTTCAGCAGTTACGGATGCTTTAGGTGTCGCTGGCATAAGTGATTTTGGTGCTTCAGTCGCACGTGCTTGCGCGGGAGCAGGAGCATCCTCAGTATCACCTTCGAAACCAAGAACTTTATCCAAACGACCTTTAAGCAATTCATAACTCTTGAAATTCTTACGATCAAGAAATTCTTTGAGTGAATATTCTTGAGTGTAAAGCTTTTCGAGTTTAACATCATCACCATCAAAAAGAGCAGACGGATCTGCAAATTCTGATTTATCGTAATTGCGATAACCTTCGACATTACGAATCTTCAGTTTGAAGTTAGCACCTTCCCAAAAGTCAAACGGATTCAAAGGCTTTTCATCCGCGAATTCTGGATTCATTGCTTCAGTAATCTTGTCGAAAATTTTCTTACCAAACTTAAACAAGCGAACAGTTCCTTCATTTTCAGGATTTGAAGGATCAGATACGACATAGATGTTAGCCACATATGAAAGCTTACGCTTTTGTTTCCTAACAATCTCTTTGTTCGATTCGACACCTGAATTCCAAAGAGTGCTATTATGTTCGCAGACGGGGCACTTCTCATTCAATGTAGTCAAACAATTGTCAATCAACCAACCACCAGGTCCCTGAAAGCCATGATTGAAGATTCGTACCCAAGGAAGACCATCTTCACCATCAACAGAGGGTGCGGGAAGAAAACGAATGACAGCCATTCCGTTTCCTGATTTGTCTACTGAGGGTTGCCAGAATCGAGTATCATCTTTTGATCCGGCTTCGACTGCTTGAGTGGTGCTCTCGATTGCTTTAGTCAGTTTATCGAGACTAGAACGATTGCGTTTGAGATTTGCAAATGACATGATATTTCCTTTCGTATAACGGAGTATAAACGTTGTATTTAAATTGTCCACATAAACATGATATACTATTATTTAGCAACATGCAAGATGTGATTTAGTTTTTTTACAGTATCCTTCACATCTTTATGTAGAATACCGTAACCACCTGCTTTATTAAATGCTTCAATTACATAGTCTGTGTCATCAATTAAAACAACACTTGAGTTAGCATATTTTGCTTTGATCGCACTACCTGGAACAATATTAGATTTGAAGCTAATACCATTGTTCATCAACCAAAACTTTTTATGACTCTCAACCTGGGAATGATATTTTTTTCCTCCAGATGATGATAGGATTTCAACATCAATTCCTGTATCAAGAACAGTTTTCAATAAAGTCTTTCCTCCCGGAAACCACTCTAAGGTTTTGAACTGTTCGGTCTCAATAAAAGTGGTCCAGTTTTCAGACCAATCTTTGTTACGTCTTGTATGTTCCGGCGATTCATTGAATAGTTTTTTATATCTCTTCTCAAAATCACACAAAACACCATCCATATCTAAATAAATTTTTGTGATCATTCTAGTACCTCAAGGGCAATTTTTCTATATTTGTCTTTATCAAAAGCTACAAATGGAGTATATCTCATCCATCTAGAAAAAGCAATAGGCCAAACAATATTATCTGAAATTTTTTGTTTCCATTTTGGCAAGAAGTTCACAAGAGAATTCAAAATAATGATTGATTCATCAGAAACAACTCTCTGTTTGGAAAGTGTAAACAGTTTAGGATAATCAGAATTAACTCTCAATAAATCATTAATTCTACCATAATTCATCATTTCCTGACAATCACTCTTAAATGTGTAGGAAAGTGATTGTACTCTTTTCATTCTATTCATGTGAATGTCACTTGCTTCATCTGTCAGTAGATTACCAGCCCAGGAGTCAGGATCATTCAAGAGATTTGAAATAACAAATTCTTTGTACTCTTCAGTATCATATTTTCGTGATAGTTTGTAGAAGTAATATTTGTCTTTTCTTTTCTCGAATGTCTCGATTGTGATGTTGCATTTACCATTGTACTTGAAATAATCATAGTTGGTTGTGAAATGTAATTTCAAGACATGGTAAATGCTGAACGCTTCATAGCCTGTCATATTGGTAAACGTCTAGTTTTCGGAAGTAAATTTAATGCTTGTGCATCAATTTCGATTTTAGCCTTCAAATCTTTATTGACAAGTGTTGATGCGACCTCTACTTCCATTCCTGTTCGATTACAATATTCTAAAATTGCTTCCATGTAGTTATAATCTGTTCCAGAAATAATCTTCTCTATTTCTTCGTAGAACTTGTGCATCTCTTCTTTTGTAGGCATTTATTTTACAATCGTTTCGTAGAGTTGTTCGAATTGTTCATGAGTTGCAACTTCTTCATCATAGTTTTGTTTATGATACACTTTAACCAAACGATTTACAAGTCGTTTTGGAAGTTTCAAATCTTCGCATACAGTCTTCACCGCTTCTTTGATGAGATCCTTCTCAGCTTCGATTCGTGTCATTGAATTAGAACATTCGCGAATTGCATCGAGAAGTTTTTTGCGATCTGCCTCAGCAGAGATTTGATTAATACTAAATTGTTTCACTGCCATAATATATCTCCTTAAAAGAAACCGATTTTACTACCAACTTTGTGATTAGTTTTTAACTCATTCTTAGACTTGTCGCCAAAAATTTCAGCGAGAGTCCAAGAATCTTTCTTTTCATTCAAACTAAAACCTTGTTTTTCAGCCAAAGATTTAGCTTGATTGTCATCCAACTTTTCAAATTTCAAAATATCAAAACAACGACCTGGTCGAATCAGTGCTTCATCGACATCTCGTACAGAGGGAAGATTTGTTGAAAAAATCAACTTCTTTCCTTTTGTTGTGACTAGACCATCACCAACATTTAGAAATCGATGCATCATTGTATTACCTTCACTTCTTGCTTTCAGAAAATTATCTGAATCTTCAAGAACAAGTAGATTTACATTCTGCTCAATGAAATTTGCGAATACGAAATCTTTCTCCAGAATCGAAGCATCATATGTCACCATTGCTGATGATCCTGTATGTGAGAGAAGACCTCGAATGAAAGTTGTCTTGCCTGTTCCTGGAGGTCCAATCAAAAGAAGAACATTTGAGTTGGACTTCATGAAAGAATCATAGTAATCTGATAGGGGTGTACCTAGAAAAGGATACATCTCATCACAAGGAAGCAAATTAGTGTTCAGAGGAACATTAACGCTATCACCATTCTGAGAATAAATCCATTCAATATATGATGTCACTTCCTCAAATTCGTTTAGAAGAACGTCAGTCTCTTCTTGAACAAATTTTTCATCACCATAAATTTTCACTTCAATAGAATTCGATGATGCATCATATCGAATGAAGTTCAAATTGTCCAACAGAATAATACCTGAAGTATCATTCATCTGAAGAATTTTACAATCGATGTATGCTTGCATCATATATTCGTTCCAGACTTTGCGATTACCATGCAACTTCAATTCTTCATTGATGGTAGACAAATCGGAGTCATAACGCTCCTTCATCATCTTACTAAAAACATAATCGGAAAAGTCTGATGCACCAACAAAAATACTATTATCTTCCATATTATTCCTCAAAATGGGAGCCGGAAAGTCATAAGAATCCCAAACAAATCTTTTCAATACTCTCTTTTTTCTACGACCCGAGTTCAATTTCCACCTTCTAGGCCTAACGATTGGTTTAGAAATTACTCCTGATCTCAGGTCGGCTAAAATTTTCTCTAATGAACTCATTTAAACAAAATCAAAGCAAGAAATACAGAATTAACAATAAAACCTGCACCAATTGTAAGAACGTTTATTGTGTCTTTCAAAATGGCAGCACGAATAAATCCCATAACTAAAGCTCCCCACATAAACAAAACAAGATCGATAGGAGGAGTCTTGTCTGTTATGCCAGCCATTATAGCAAGAAAAGTTGGAATAAGTGAGGCATGAAGTAAAACAATACCGAGCCACCCAATCGATTCCGCTGTACTAGGCTTCAACTTATGTTCAAAAAAATGTTTGATTCCTTCTCGAAAGGTTAAAAGTCTTTCTTGCCAATCAGCCTTTGTAGAAGATGTGTTTTCCAATTTTGGCAACTCTTTGTCTTTTCCATCCTGGGTTGATGTAGTCTGCATGATAGTATAATGTGTCCTCTTTGATAATGTCAAGTTTGAATCCTTCGAGAAGTACCTTTTTAGCCACAGCCTCGGATTCTTTATAGGTTGCTGCATGGATGGGCCTCACTTTCGCTTTTGAATCACAGTACCAACTAAACTGACAGATAAGGTTATTGTACACTAAATTTCGTTCATATACAACTGCACAAATATCTTTTGGAAATTTACCTGATTTAGTTCTATTGATGGTTACTTGAGCAACAGCTACTTTGCCTTCGAAAGGTTCTGTTCCTGCTTCATAATATATGTTTTTCGTTAGACAGTCAAGTTCTTTTTCGCGTTGAGCCATTGTGACATATGGCGGATGTTTACTCTCTTTAACCTCTTCAAATTTTTGATCGACTAGTATATGAAAGTGTTGCGCGAAATAGTATCCAAGAATGCCTATGAAAACAAGTTTCATAAAATGCATCAATGATCTCCTTTGAATGGTGGGTTATTCTGTTACGAGGAAACCCACCGAAACCCTAGGCTGTGTTTAGGCAGCCAATGCTACGTCAAAGACGCTTTCGTTTGCATTTACGTTTTTTTACTTTTAACGACTATCTGTGTCGAATCGTCCATCTTCTTACTTATTGCCCCGTCGAAACCAGGTCAGGCCCATCAGAAAACTCTCTGCGATACTTGAAATCATGGTAGCCCTTCTTCCTAGAAGGTCCTTGCTTTGGTCGACTTTAGCAAGTTTTTCTGTTTATCTAGTGTAGCTACTCAAAGAGTTTTCTGGTGGACCTGGGCGGAATCGAACCGCCGTCCGAGACACTTTTCAGTTAACTTCATACGATCATACTCACACTATATCATAATAATTCTTGCTTGGCAAGTCTTTACCAAGAAAACTTTGGATATTTAGTTTTAACTGCTAGACAATCTGACAGATATTTTTCTAATTGCTCTTGGTCATTTTTAACAATAGCGTCCAGATAATCTGCCATTGGTGGATAAGATTCCTTTCTGAGTGTTTCGATGACTCGATGTAAAATTTCTTCCGTGATCGTTAAACCCCATTCCTGTCTAAAAATAAATTCGTATCCATCGGGTATAGAATCGTGTTTAGTTAATTCATCAACCAAAGTATCAGAGAAGAGTAAATAACTAGAAACACCTCCCGTTTCTTCCTGTTTTTGTCCTAAAACGACAGTTTGAATATTCGGATACTTTGGAGGAGAAGACTCACCTCTTCCCGGTATTCCAAAAACACCAAATATGGATGGAACATCTTCTGATTCCAATGAACAAAGATGAAACATTAGTTTTCTCCCAAAAGCTCTACTTTTACTTGATTATTTTCCAACTGTACACAAGATGGCGAAGGACGCAATTCGATGCGAAGAGGATCTACATTACCTTCAAGCAAAACTGCTTCTTTAGGAACTAGTCCAATCTGCTGTAAGGCTGCAAAAGTATATGGATTTGACATTGCATTTTTTAATTTTGCAGGAGAAGGTCTTCCATTTGCAATAATTTCTGCTTGTATTTCTCTTCCAATCATAACAGTAAACTCATTAGCAGCATTCGCTTCAAACATCTCCTCATCAGTGAATGGTGTACCATCAGGATGTTTTAGTCTCGTAGGTTCAGCTAAAATAAAAAGCTCATCTAAAAGTTTTTCTAAAATTCTGATTTCTTGTTTATTAATTGCGAAATTATTTTTTTGATCTTCTTGAACAGATTCAATTTCAATAATTTCAGCTTGAAGATTTAAAATCAGATGAGGTAATGCATTACTATCTTTTAGATGTTGCAACTCCGCCTTTTTAGCTTGAAACTTTAATTCAGCAACTTGTTCCAGTGCTTCTGCACGTTTTCGTCCAACTAAAAAATTTTGAAGATGTTTAATTTTTTCCCATACGGTATCACCCATAACTTGATATCGATAATTAAACTCCGAATTCAATTTTGCTGCCATTTAAAAACTCCTAATATAAAATATACAATTTTAATTATAACTTGCTGCTGCAAGCAAAGAACGAGCAGTACCAACACCCGTAATATCAGATCCAACAACTCCCAAATTTGATACTCGATTTGTCGTTGAATAATAATCACTACCAGCAGGATTTGCTCCAAATCCAAATATAGCTTTATCATCACCATATCCTGTTGCTGCTAACAACCATTTAGATGTTCCAACATCAGTTGTATCTGTAGAAACAACCCCTGTATTAGACACTAAATTTGATGCACTACCAATACTAAATATAGCTTTATCACCCCCATACCCTGCCGCTGCTAATCCTATTTTACCAGTACCAACTCCTGTAGTGTCAGTAGCAACAACCCCTGTATTAGATACTAAATTAGTCACTGTTGTTGAGGTTCCTGTAGTACCATAACCAAATATAGCTTTATCACCACCATACCCTGCCGCTGCTAATAAGTATCTAGGTGTACCTACACCAGCTGTATCTGTAGAAGTAATACCTGTATTAGATACTAAATTGGTCATTGATAAACCACTTCCACCTCCTGTACTATTAGTTCCGTAACCAAATATGGCTTTATCACCACCGTACCCTGCCGCTGCTAATTGCCATCTAATTGTACCAACTCCGGTAGTGTTTGTGGCTATTACACCTAAATTTGAAATTCTATTTGTTGTACTATTTAATGTTGATGTAGAGCTAACTCCATATCCGATTATGGCTCTATCACCTCCATAACTTGCTCCAGCAATACCCCGACGAGCAGTTCCTGAACTGCTCAAGTCTCCTGAAGTAATTCCTGTTGATGAAATAAAATTTCTTGTAGTAACATTACTAACTCCTTGATAACCATACGCAAATAGTCCTCTGCGTCTGTTTTTAGCAGTTGTAATAATACTATTATCAGCGTATGTTATACTAAGTCCTGTTCTTAGTATAGGCATATTAATCCTTTACATTTATGAACTATAACTTGCTGCCGCAAGACCATATTTACCACTGCCTGTACCCGATTGATCTGTAGCAACAACACCTGTATTAGAAACTAAATTTCTTACTGTTGAATAAGTACCAGCACCATTAGTTCCATAACCAAATATAGCTTTATCACCACCATACCCTGCCGCTGCTAAACTAGCTCGCGCAGTACCAACACCTGTAGTATCTGTAGCAACAACACCTGTGTTTGATACAAGATTTGTTATAGATGTATAATCACTACTATATCCATATCCAAATATAGCCTTATCACCGCCGTATCCTGCTGCTGCTAATGCGAATCTAGCTGTACCAACTCCTGTAGTGTCGGTAGCAACAACCCCTGTATTAGATACTAAATTAGTAATAGACAAACCGCCGCCACTAAATCCATATCCAAATATAGCCTTATCACCACCATAAGATGATGCTGTTATTTGCCTCCTTGCTGTTCCTACACCAGTAGTATCTGTAGCAACAACACCTATATTAGATACTAGATTCGTCAATGACTGATCATTGTCATTGAATCCATATCCAAAAATAGCCTTATCAACACCATATGTGGCAGCAGCAAGTTCGCTTCTGGCAGTACCTATTCCAGTTACATCTGATGCTTGTGTTCCTCTAAAATCCACAATATTAGTAGCGGTCTGATAAACAACGGAGTCATTTCTGCCGTATCCGAATATAGCCCTTTCTCTACCAAAACTCGCTGCTGCTAAGTATACTCTTGCTGTACCAACTCCAGATAAATCAACTCCGGGAATACCAGTTTCACTAACTAGTATTACTTCATTTCTTGATGCTAAATAAAATCCATAAGCAAAAATTGCACGCCGCGCCCACCCTGCAGAAGTTCTAGTAGAGCCATTATCAAAGGTAATTTCTGTACCAGTTATAGAAATAGTCATAATGTTTTATGGTCCAAAACTTGAAGCCACAAGATATTCTCTTGCTGTACCAACACCTGTAGTATCCGTCGCAACAACACCAACATTGGATACTAAATTTGTTATTGAATACATAGCACTTGTTAGCCAATTAGAACCATATCCAAAAATAGCCTTATCACCGCCATATGTAGCAGCAGCTAGGGCACTTCTAATTGTACCAACACCTGTCGTGTCTGTAGCAACAACTCCAGCATTCGACACTAGATTAGTCATTGACAAACTAGCAGTTGTTGCTCCATATCCAAAAATAGCCTTATCACCACCATATCCTGCTGCTGCTAGTACATGACGAGCCGTGCCTACGCCTGTTGTATCTGTAGCAACGACACCAGCGTTCGATACCAGATTAGTCATTGATACCGCAGGGTTTCCTCCAACAGATGTTGTTCCATATCCAAAAATAGCCTTATCACCGCCATATGTAGCAGCAGCCAAACTGAATCTAGCTGTTCCAACACCCGTTACGTCTGTGGCAACGATTCCGATTTGCGAAACAAGATTTTTTAGTGATAGATTACTGCCATTATAGCCATATGCAAATATTCCCAAACCATCACCATATCCTGCCCCGGCTAGTCCATTACGAGCGGTGCCTACTCCTGTATTGGTACTTAAAAGTGCTCCCAATTCACTGACTCGCGTACTTACATTTGTTGAACTTGATGTGAAATAACCAAATCCAGATATACATCTATCGCCACCATAGGTGGACGCGGCGCCTGATTGAACAGCATTTCCACCAAAACTTATATCACTAAAAATATTTCCGAAATTGCTCACCAGATTTGCTATTCCCAAAGGTGAACCTCCTACAGTAGATCGTCCATAAAGAAATATAGCTCTCATTCCCGATCTTGCAGAATTCTCTACACTATTATCATTATATGTAATATTATAATCATCTATTGATATTGTCATATCATCTTTCTATGAAATTATAATAGTATTTATTCTACTCATTAAATTTTCAACATAATCATCTTTTCTTTTTATGAATATTTGACCTGATTCCTGTTCAACACCAATCAATATGACAATTTGATCAATAGATTGCTTAACTATATGTTCGAACATCAAAGCATATGCCGTACATTGTAAAAAATAATTCTCAATATACTCCTCTTTTTTCGCCTTGATGGAATTTTTAAAATCTAAAATCGACAACTTTCCATTCCACTCACAAATGCAATCAGTTCTACCTGCAATTTTTAATACATCAGAATAAAGTGCCTGTTCTAGTCCATGCACTTTGGTGACATTTTCATCTATAAAAGGTTTAATTTTATAGAACAATTCCTTCACATGGGGCATCATCATTCTCAACTTAATCGGCGACATTTCATTCAATAGATATTTCTCACAAATCGAATGTAATTCTGTTCCTCGTCGAGCGGATCGTCCCATAATTTTATTAGATTCATCTTCTCCAATACGCTCTCTCCATGCAATCAATCCTTCTTTCGAATCTGTTGCGGATAAAACTGTTGTTATCGATGGATATCGATTGCCTTCCGGAGTAATATAAATTCTTCCATTCTCAGTCGTTTCAGACTCAAGATCAAAATCTAGTTGAGAAATTTTTTCATATGTGAAGTTCATTCAACAGCATCTTCATATCTAAGTTTAGCTAAAATATAGTCCTTAACTAAAGATGATCTAACAATATCATCTGGTGTAAATTCAATTTTAGTAAAGGCATCCATGTGCATAGCAATATCAAAAAATTTTAAAATACCGCTCATATCATTTTTCTTCTTATTTAAATCTGTCTGTCTATAATCACCACACCAAATAATTTTTGACCGATAACCAACACGAGTCATAACGGTATCGATCTCCTCAAAAGTAAGATTCTGCATCTCATCGACAATAATGATTGCATCATCAAAACTCATTCCTCGAATAAAAGATGTTGAGATGAATTCGATATATCCTTGTTCAGACAATCTCTGATAAGCATCCTTTCTTCCGAAAAGAGTCTCACAAATTTGTTGATAAGGTTGCTGATAAATCTCCATCTTTTCCGTAACATCACCGGGCAAATGTCCAATTTCTCTGGATTGAACAGCGGAACGAACAATAATTATTTTATTGAATGGATTTGTTTTATCGAGAACTTCTTCAAGTGCTTTGTACATTGCACAAAAAGTTTTTCCTGTTCCAGCTACTCCATGAAGTGCTACGAAATAGTCGCCTCTTTTATATGCATCAAAAAACTTTTTTTGATTGTCTGTTAATGGTTCAAAAACCTTAAGATCGTCTAGTCTAAGCTTTAGTGCGTTTTGCTGTTTTACTTCTTGTTCTTCTGCTAGTTTTATTTTAGTGTTCGCTCTTCTAGACATACGCTCTCCTTAAAAGTTTATTACCATTCTTTGGGAATTCCGTATTTACTTCCTCTCGATGCTCCGGGGTTTCTTCGTTGAATACCATCAATGACGTATTTTTGGAAGTCTGATGGAGGTTTGAGCAAGCCAACTGATGCAGGATCAACTATCGCAACACCAGTGGATTCATGATACCGTTCGAAATGTGGATTTGAAGACATGAAAGTATCATACTCTGATATTTTCATCACTTTCTCTACAATTTCACCAGTTTCTTTATTTTTAAAAGTATATGTAGGCATATGATTATATAGTTTGATACCAAGAAGGAATTTCTCGTTTAGTCCATTTCGCAAAATGATTTTTTCGTTCACGATAGTATCGATGATACGATTCCAAAACATTTCCAGGAACTTTACATTCATCTGGCATAGCTGGAGTAGGAGGACAAAAATCTCCATTCGAAATGTTACTAGGCCAAACATACAATGCTTCAGCCATACGCTTTTCTACAGCATGAATTTTACCATAGCGATAAGTATATTCTTTACACAAATAAAACCACATTCTCTGTAACCAGATGTAATTCTGTTTGTTTGAACGAGTCCATACTGCTGATGGATGATTGATATGTGAAGCCTTCATCATCACAGATTCGTTCGGTTCTTCTAATCGCCATCGTTTGATGTTGCGACCGTTTGCAGTTTTGTCCAGATATGGAACACCATCAAGCAAACGGTGTGCAGTAGACATCAATTGTGCATACTCAATAATCATTTTCACAACATGTTTATCGAGATGCATTTCCGCACAGATTTGTGGATCAGAATCTAGGTAGAAAATATTCATACTGGTTGTTCATCTGTAATTTCTGTTACGACAAGAATTTCTTCATTCTTAGAAGTCACAGGTGTTGGTTCAGCAACGACGATTTCTGGTTCCGATTTCAGTTCATCAAGAGTTTGCACAGGCTGAATGTCATCATCGCCAGCAAAGTAAATATTTTTATCTTTCAGATATTTAATACCATCAGCGGTATTAATAAGTTGATATGCTAGAACATTTCGACCATCTTTGTAAACACGAACAATGCCTTTTGCAGTGGTTTTTACATGCCACATATATGCAGAAACGAGATACATTTGAAGTTCATCACCAAGAAGAATTTCAATTTCTTCTTTTGTGACTGGTTCACCAGTGACCATCAGATTGAGAATCTTTTCGAAAGGTGCCATGTTGCCAGGTTTTGCTTTACGACCCATGATATACTCCATTGTTTAAAAATAAAAGTTTAACACACAGAGAGAAAACAGTCAAGTTTTTTACCACTTTGTTGCGAAAAAACAACACAATTAAAACAACTTAAAGATCAACATCACTACGAGTGCTCCCGATAACACAAAGAAAGTCAGGAAACGTCCCAGAAGAGCCCCTAGGAACGCACCGGAGACAAAAATTGTGATCAGTTGAACATCCATATTACCTACGCATAGAAGCTTGATCCCGAGCTTCCTCGTCAGTGAAGATAGGAACAGCGTTACTTTTATGTAACGTTCCAATACCTTTCATTAAACTACCAGTATAAACTTTGCCATGGATAGGTTTAGTTGTAGAACCACCACCAGAGTCTACACTAGGATATCGTGGTGTTTCACGACCAGGAGGAACTTTAGGACCAAAAGAAAAGGACTTCTTCACACACTTAACTGGTGTCTTCGAAAAGGAAGTCCGTTGAGTGTTCACACTATCAAGCCAAGCTTGATATTCGATTGTTGATTGTTTAGTAGGCTTCTTGACCTTTCGGGATCGGTCATTCACATAGATCATCATTTGAGTGCCCAGGTTTTCCAGTCTTTACGATAAATATTATTCAAAGGAATTTTATTCTTATAGCAATGATACCATGCATCCAGATAAAAAGCAAATTCTGTCATTTTACATCCTTGGTAATGTTGTATCCGAACAACATAAGTTTTTCAACATAGAGACAAGATTCTTGCTCAGTTCGAAGGGGTTCATCGGAATTCAAACGAATAATTTCAGATACCATCATTTCAAAACAATCCATATTTTACTCCAAGATATTAGAAACTGCGGTTATGTGTTTACATTTGGAATGATACTTGAAACCAACACAAGTGCAAGAATAGTTTTTCCCACTCTTGGTTACGATATAAGTACCGCCTTTTCCTTTGACGTTGAACCGTCTTACATTAATCGATGCACCATTGATGATTTTTAAATCGTGTACGCGACTAATGTTTATGATTTTTACAGGATGTTCTTTGTCCTGCGTTTGAAGTGAAAAACTATCTGCATCAACCCACTTAGCATTCTTTACAACAACACCAGTATAACGATTTTCATCGAAAGGTGAGGTCGAAAAAATATTAATGGACCGATATCGAACAGTCACATCGACGGTAGAGCCAACTGAAGGAATTTTCATCATGTATAGATTATAACACAAGAGGAAACGATGTCAACCTGTGTTGTTTTTTTACAACTATTCCTGAAGAAGTCTTCTATTGCTCTCTTCCCGCATGTCTTCCTCAAATTCTTGAAATTTCAGACGATGTAATTCCGTTTTCAGAAATTCAACATCACCTCGACTTCTTTGAATTTGTTCCTCAAGTTCTTCGATTCTTTTTCGAATATAATTGGAGATCGCCATAATCGCCCTCTTCTTTTGCTAAACGGTAGTATGACTTGTCATGATGTTTCTTTTTTTGCTGCTGAAACTGTTCATCTTGTCGTTCGCTATTTTTGCGAAACTTGGTCTTTTGAATACGTTCTACTTTAATTCCACCGATCATTTTAGTAACCTCTTCTCCTTTTAGATGATATGATCCGCTGCGCCTAGTTTTATCAACTCTTCTGCTGTTAGCCAAACATCACTAGGCGCGAGAAGTTTGGTCTTAACACCTTTTGCATCCAAAGTTGTAGCTGACTGCAAAACATTTGTCATTCTTTGGATGCACAATTCCGTTTCTTTCCTATACGATTCTAGGTCGTGATATTTTCCTTCAAAGAAATCTGTGTATTGATGACACATTATTCCACAGTTTTTTGAAATGAACCTTTCACCTTTTTCACCCGAAGCAAAAATTAAAAATGCTGCTGACATTACAGTTCCAAGACCTATGGTTCTGATTGGTACTTTACTCCAACTCATTGCATCAATAAGTGCGAAGGCTTGATACAAATCGCCACCTGGTGAATTGATGAATAGTTGTAGAGTTTTATTTTTTTCTTCCAGATTGTTCTCGTACAATATCCACTGTATGGCTCTGGTGATATTGTACTCATCAATTTCTCCAAACAAAAAATGAATGTGTTGTTTTAAAAAATCAGATTCAATTTTGTCCTGTACGGAGAAACTAATCGTATCAAGAGGTTCTTTTTTTCTGCCAAGCATACGCAGTTTTGATGATTGATTCGATGTCATGTTTTGGCTCATAATTCAATAGTTTTTTGGCTAGGTCGATATTGGCTACCAGAAAATCTGGATCACCTTCTCTTCTCGGTCCAATTTTATAATTTACTTTTTCTCCAGTAACTTTTTCAATTGTCTGTACAACCTCTAAGTTGCTATATCCGACACCTGATCCCAAATTAACTAAAATATTTTTTTCTTTCAATTTCAAAGCTTCAATGTGTGCATCAACAACATCTAAAACATGAACGTAATCTCGAACACAAGTTCCGTCCGGTGTTGAATAATCATCACCATTGATTGTAACGTTATTTAGATTTCCGAGAATTAGAGGAATTAGATGTGTCTCTGGATCATGATTTTCGCCCAACTCATCATCTGCACCAGCAAGATTGAAGTATCTAAAAATAACATAGTTCAAACCAGAATCTTCAATAGCTCGCTCGCAGCAAAGTTTGGTATTCGAATAAACAGAATTGTCAGTTGTACACTCATCTTCATCAACAGGAATTGATCCACAAAAATAAACACCTGCTGTAGATGAAAAAAAGATTGTTCTACATCCATATCTCTTCATTGCATCGAGAACGATCAAAGTTCCACCAACATTTACTTCCCAAAATTTCGTAGGATCCTCAAAAGACAGTCCAACTTCAATTCGTCCCGCAAGATGAAATACTGCATCGATATTATTAATACGAAAGACAGTTCGAACCATCTCGCGATTTAAAATATCATCGAGAATTAAATCGTCAAAGTAAGTATGACGAGGAGGCTTATTATCATATATGATAACATTCCATCCTTCCTTTTTTAATCGTTTGCAGAGAAAACTACCGAGATACCCGGAACCTCCAGTCACAAGAGCATTTTTCATAATAAATCCTTATAAATAGGTGTAGGTCGCCGAGTTCCCGCTCGCACCTACTCTAACATTGTAAAGGAATGTCAGCATGAATATATATTCTCCTAACCCAGAAGATGAGGTTCTATTCGAACTCCGAGACTGGGCAAAAGAAACACTTCCAGAAAAAAAACAATTCTCTAAAGGTTGTAATTTTTGGACAGGAAAAACCCACACTAACGAAACGAAAAAATTGCTAAGAGAACTCAACATTGGTGAAAATAATCCTATGTTTGGTAAAAAACTAACATCCGAACAGAGAAAAAAGATTAGCGATAAACAAATTGGAAGACCCTTATCTGATGAACATAAATTATCAATTAGTTTGGCTAAAATCGGTAAACCTAGAAGTGAGGAAACAAAAAGAAAAATTTCTGCGTCTAGAAAAGGTCAAAATCTTTCTGATGAAACTAAACACAAAATCAGTCAAACTAAAACTAAGAAACAATAGTTATCCCAGGACCAATATAGAATTCATTCGAATCTTGCTTCCATGGAAATTTACCACCATATTTTAAAATGTTTTCTTTATTGCCATTTTCAAAAAATTCTTTTGATACTGAATTCGAATTACTGTCCAATCTGTAACAAACTGTGTGCTTAGTTGTGCAACCAAACTGAGGAAAGTATTTTGCTAGATTGAAAAAGAATTTTCTATCTGCACCCCACTGACCATACCAAGCATGACCAACATTCACAGCAACATCTCTTTTTACTGCATAG